GTTTTACATCAGGAAATGAGAACTCACGCCCTGATGGGGTTGTTATCTTACGAGTGTTTATAGCTTCCGAAGCCAGTCGGGTGTGCCAATCTGCGACTCCTTGGTATTTGTCGTTGAAGTGTTCGTAGTATGCTGCTTCGGCCTTCGTTCTTCCAAAGCCTGTCGCTCCATATAACGGTGCGAACGTATGCGCTTTAGCATCCTGCCTACTCGTAGGTTGACCAGCGGTACTAATAACTTCAGCGGTGTACGCATGTACATCAAATCCAGTAGATACTTCTTCAATAGCAACTCCATCTTGTGATAAGAATGCGGCAGCACGAAACTCAAGCTGTGCAAAGTCAGCTTCCATTACCTTGCCACCCTCGAAACGAGACACGAACACCTTCTTCACAGGGAACGTACCACCACGTGGCATGTTCTGCATGTTAGGGTCTGCCCCACTAAACCTGCCTGTTGCGGTACGGTGCTGTAACAAACGTACATGCAGCTTACCATCAGGCTTGGTATGGGTTTGTATGCCATCAACGAATGACGACAGATAGGTTTCTACGGCTGACAGCCTACGCACTTTGGACAGGAAGTCCACTGCATCTGTCATGCCTTGTGACTTGGCTGATGCCTCAAGCAACTCAATGTTGCCCTTGCTTGTACTAAAGCCATTGGCACTAGCCCACTTAGCTGACGGTGGCTTGAACTTTAACCCTGCGACTTGAGTAGTAGGATTAAACACATAGCCAATAGCGTCACAATCAGTACATCTGTTTGCGTTAGCATATAAACTTCCATCTTTCCTCACCTTTCTAATTCTACCAGCACCATTGCAGGTAGAGCATTGAACAGCCTTAGTCTTGTACATACGTTCTGTGCAACCTGCAATCAGGCTACGAAACTCTGCATCACCCATGTAAGGGTCAATGGTACTGCCCCAATAGGGTTTGTCCAGCACCTTACGGCTGTATATCACCCAAGACAATTGCTCTGGGCTGTTAAGATTGATAGGTGTGTCACCCATCAGGTTACGAACATGCTGTTGCAGTTCAACCTGTAAGGTATCACGCTCTTGTTCAAACTGAGTACGCACATCGTTGAGTGCTGTCATGTCAACAGCAAAGCCACGCTGATAGATACGTGCCAGACACACAGCTACCTGATTAGTCAGGTCAACAGTACCAATCAAACCGCCATCGTCCTTTGTATTCAGACGATACATCAGCTTGTCAGCAAGTTGCTGTGTGGCATGAAGGTCAGCAGATAGATAATGTGACAACTCGTCATGCGGTATGTCACGAACACTATACCCCTTCTTGAAGTACTCCTTCAATGTGTCCTGCTTCTGTGTGTCCAACTGATAGCGTTCAGCACAAGCCTCAAGTGATAGCGGCTCTTTCTGTCCACGCTGTAAGACGTACTCAGCAAGCATTGTATCAAAGACAGGTCCATCATACGTGAACCCACTCTCCCACAGCCACAGCAAGTCGTGTGCAGCATTGTGGCATATCAGAACGGTAGCCTTATCCAACTGCTCCTGTACAACCTTGTGACCATTGGTACTTGGCACACACTCACTGTGGTCAAAGGTGATACTGAACTCCTCACCTTGGTCAGTAAGCATACCCACCATCACCAGTGTATTGTCTGGCTCGAAGGGGTCAAGGTGCATCTTCTTGTCATGCTTTGTGACCGTGTTCTCTACATCAAGTGTTAGCTTCATCCTTCGTACCTCGCTGTCAAATAGTCTAGGTTACAGTTTACCATACCGTGATAGCCATTCAACTTGTTCTTCACGATGTTGACATGACGTAGTGGGCTTTCTTCTTCCTGCCCTTCCACAGATGCGGCTTTACCAATCAGCAACATCAGGTCAGCTTCTGCCGCCTTACCTGTTCGGCTACCCTGCATCATGCTCTGGTTGAGTGTGGTGCGTCCTTCTGCATCTGCACTCAACTGTGACATGTAGAATACAGCACAGTCATACGTCTTGGCAATCTGTCTAGCGTAGATAGCACAAGCGGCTAGGGCTTGGTCTTCTCTAGCATAACTACCTGCTACACCAAACTTGTCACCCATGTCAAGCACAAGGACATCTGGATTGTAGGATTTACATACAGATTCAACCCATGACATGTCACGTCCCCCTGCATCCTTAATCTTAATGTTCTGCATGACAGGTGCATACAGTGCCTGTGCCTTGCTCATGTTCTCTCGTACCTCACGAGCAGACATACCAGCGGCTGCAGTCAAGTATCTAGCACCAACACGGTGGGTAGGTTCTTCGTTACACAAGATGATGCACTTAGCACCCTGATGTGCAAAGCCCCCCGGTGCGGCTATGAGGCTGGCATGAAATGATGTCTTACCAGTGTTAGGACGTGCGCCTACCTCAATCAACTGACCGCCTGATACACCCTCAACTCTACGTGTTAGTGGCGATATGTTGAATGTCCAACGTGCTTCCAGTTCAGCCTTTGCCATCAATGTCTCAATACTGATGTCATCCCACTCAATTTTCATGTTGGGAATGAAGTCATCGTTGTACATCTCAAGCAGGTTACGCAGTGACTCCAGCGTATTGGCATCACCGTTGACCATATCAAAGCCAATGTTGGCTACGTCTTCACCAATCACCTGACGGAATAACTTGGACAGCACCTCTTGTGCTATGTCACTACCCATCGTGTTCTCATTCTTCACAGAGGCAAATAGACTAGCGTAGGCTTGCTTCTGTGCTGTGGTTAGTGTCGGGTTGTCCGACATGAACAATGCCTCTACCTCATCAGGTGATACGGTACGGCTGTATGTGTCCATCGCCTTGTCAATGGTCTGCTTAATCTTACGCACATCCTTACTGAACAGGCGGTCAGGACACTTAGCACCACGATGGTCATCGTAGAACGACTTGTCCATTAAACTTCGTATTAGGGATAGTTCCATGTTGTTACACTCCTATGTTGGTTAGGTTATCAAAGTCTGTTGGATTACGATACTTCAAGTCATCTGTCAAGCGTAGAACACGAACATCATTTACATGACCTCTGAGTTCTTTCGCCATGCCTAATGTCTTTGGCAAAGCATCGGGGTCTAGGGCTATTATTGCTGTCGAGAACTGCGCAAGGTACTTCTTGTGTGATTCGGATAACGATGTCCCCAACACGGCGACCCCACACCAAACATCGTTCCCTACAACCGCAGCACTTACGCAGTCCTCAACAACTACCGCGACTTTACCACACCCATGAATGTATGGCAAGCCACTTTTTCCATATCGTTTCCATTTAGGTAATCTCTTTCCCAGTGAACGTCCGGTAGCGTCTACTGTTTTACCCTCATGTACGACAGGGAATACTGCACGATGCTCCTTGACATCGTACATGATGCCAACTTCTTCAGCATCAATACCGTACAACTCCATAGCCCACTCAGCCACATCAAAGTTAGCAGGTACAATGTACTCTGGTAGTTTGAATGCATCCTGAGAGGCATATTCTTCCGCACCACCGAAGCCCTTACGTATGTCTTCGACAGTCATATGAACACGAGTACCACCACTAATCCGACAGGAAGCCTTATAACAATTCCACACAAGGCTACCCATGTTGTTAGTCACAGTGAATGTATTATACCCCTTACATGCAGGACAAGTCATACGCTTTGTACTACCACTAGGTATATCTATATCACTTATAATGTTATATATATTACTCATGTATGTATCACTTTCTTTGCGGCAGTTGTATTGCTTATACCACGTGTTTTTCGTTCCGTCAACGCATAATTTGCACTGGCATAAGTATTTTTCATGTAAGGTTTGACTGACTGTGGGTTACTGTGTCCTGTAACCGACATGATTTGTGCCATACCGACACCAGCCTCAACCATTTCTGTTGTACCAGTTCTTCTTAGGTCAGACAAACGTAGTTCCTCTGGCAGTCCAGCATTACGCATGGCTTGCCGCCCAAATTTAGACAGTCTGTCAATGCTGTATGCATGGTACTCACCATTCATAGGGCGTGGACGTGGCGCAACCAACGGTTGAAAGCCAAACTCATCAGACTGCTGTGACAACATGCCACACAAGTCCTCACTGATGGGTAGTGTAACTTGCGCACGTCTTTTACTCTGCTCTAAATGCAACTTGCCCTCATCAAAGTCAAGCATATCCCATGTAAGCAGACGCATATCACCCAGCCGCTGACACCACTCATATGCCATGTGTACTATCAATCCAATACTGCGATAGTCAAAGTCACTATACGCATAGTCAAGAAATTGCCGCACATCATCTTGTGTCCACACAACCTTGCGAGGTTTAGGTGTCTTGCGTTTGATGTTAGCAAAGGGATTGATGACAGCATACTCCATCTCTATTGCGTAGCGATACACGATAGATGACACAGTACACACATGATTAGCCAGTGATATACCACGCTGTACCCATTCCTCATAGGCATGTTTGGCTTGCTTGGTAGTCACCTTATCGTATGCACTGTCACCAAATTCGTCAGTCAGTATGCCAAGGAAGTATTGATAGTCCTTCTTAGACCTGTCTCTTAACATACTGAAATCATTAGACGAATAGTATGTCAATACTAAATCTTCTACTGTCTTCATTTATAACTCCCGACCTCTGTTGTGTGTTGTATGATGTCATGGGCAGGGTCATCATCTTCCCAAACATCACATATAGTAACGTCTAGCATTTTAGGTGTTGCATATCTTTTCATCAACTCAGCTATCTGATTAACCGCATCGGCCTCATCAACAGCATCAGTATCATAACGCAACCACCCATCACACCACTGTGGCTCTACAGTAACTATGTGTCTTTTCTTTTTCATGCTGCAATCAACTCCTTAAACACTGGCGATTCAATCCACTGGGACACCTTGTTCTCACGTTGGAACATGGACACTGCTTGTGTATCCTTACCTGTATCACGCAGGTTGAAGCCATTACGTTCATCA